GGATATGTATCCGCCGCATGGGATTATCCGAGAGAATATACCTTCGATGGACCTGTTTGGACTGATGCTGATGATGATGGCTCTTATGTTGTAACTAACGGTATTACCAAAACATCCTATGACGGGATTAGCAATCCTACACGCACTCGTCCGTTTGGGTATCGTATTGGCTTGCGCCAACCATACAACAAACCACAGTGGTCGTTGTATGGTATGCGTGCATTCCGTGAACAAGCCGTGCTTGGTGGGACGACTGTGACCGACATTAGCAGTGGTTATCCACACGGACCATTGGTACAAGGTGAAACTGAAACATGGACATACGCTGGTGGTAGTGGTCTTACTAACGGTACATACCCTAATACTCAAATTGGTATTATGGAGCGGCAAACTAATTTCAGTGGTATGCTTGGAGTGGATAAACCGGAGTTCCAAGTGCGATATAGCGACGGTATGCGTGTTGCACGACCATTTGGTTGCCCTGTGCGTACACTACGCAACAAAGAAACTGTACTTCGTGATTGGTGGGGTGACATAAATCCCAAAAACATCGCTAAGATTGATGAAGCGGTGGGATATTATTTGGTAGATTGGTGGGGTAACACTCGTGGAGAAGAAGTTCGCCGCCATCCTGTTCGTGGCTTCGGTATTCGACCTGCTTGGGATGCGGCAGATGTGTACGAATATGATAGAACAAACGACGCTACACCATATCAGCGTCTATTCAACGGTGGTAAGCCGGTTGTAAACATGAAAGGATTGTTGGTTGCTGGCTCAAGTGGTAATTTAACAGGTTCGCCGTATTCCACCATTCCACGCAAACAATGCTAATGAGTTAGTCGATGTGTACTTCCCAACTAATGCTCACCGTGTTGGTGACGATGGGCATGGGCGTGGACTACGATACCCCACAGCATTCAATGAAGATGTACTTACAGCACTTGACGAGCCATATCACGCTACTGGTGTTGTTCTTTCACATCATACCTCCGAACCTAACATGAATGATGGGTTTATCCGAGCACGCAATGATGTGCTACAACCCGATGAAGTACCTCGTGGTATCAGTGCACGCCTCAACATTGCCGAAGATGGATTACTCAAACCCGAAGCGGTGGTAAGTGACCGTGTTGAAACAGTAAGCGGTGACTCACCACACAAAGATGCTGTAAGCCGTAGTAGCCCTCGTATCGGACTCGATACTGAAAACATAGAGGGAGTTGATGACAACCTTATCGCCATCAACACTGAGGCTCACAGCCTACACACTGACCGTGGTGTAGGACAGCGTGTGGTACTACAAGGTGGTATGCAAGCAGGTTCACAAACCATCGGTCACTACGACTTAACAGGAATTAACTTCGCTGGACAACCTCAAGGTGGTGCAATGCGTCTTAGTCACACTTCTAATTTCAGTCCACTTGGTGGTACATATGTTGCTGAATCTCGTAATTTCGTCAAACCGATTAACGACAAAGATTGGGGTGGTATCACCGGCTCTAACAAAACATCCAATCCATACGAAACAAGTACATTCGACGCATCATCACAACAAACAAATCTTACTGATAAGAGTGTAACATACATGATGCGCCCTGTTCGTTTACTCGATAAACAACACATTGAGATGTTCCGCCCTAACAACAATCTTCATTCTTCAAGCCCACAATTTGGTAGCAATTATTTCTCCGCTACAGGTGGAGGTAAATACGGTATGTACATTTACGAGATTCTTAACGGTCGAGCGGCAAGTGGAAATTACATTCGTGCTACAAACCCCGACAGTAACCCACCATACGCCCCGCTGTATGTAATGGATATATCCAGTAACGATGCTACGCCTGTGAGCAAAGGACCAAAGATTATCGGAACAAGTGCCAGTGGATTCGACTCTACAAAATTGGACAACGAAGTGACTCGTGTAGTGATGAGTGAAAATACTCTACAACACTATCGTGCTGATGCACCTCGTAGGCGCACGCATAAAGAAGGTGAAACAAAGGAAGAAAGAATGGATTACAGTGTCCAGCCACGCTTCTCCCAATCTCTTCATCCAAAAGGACATAAAGGAGATGTAGACTACAATTCAACGGACCACACAGGTGATGGAGCATGACAGACTTTGACTTTTGTGATTGTTGCTCACCTGCTGACCTTGCTTTCGCTGTACTGAAAGCCAAAAAAGAAAAACCATTCCACGGCTACAATCCAAACAAGCATAGCAAGAAGGGCGGATTGAACGCCAAAGGTCGTGCCGCCGCCAAGCGTAAGAGCGGTGCGAATCTCAAACCTCCTGTGACGACTAAACCAAGTAAACTCAAGCCCGGCTCAAAAAAGGCTAAGAGGCGAAAGTCTTTTTGTGCTCGAATGAGTGGCATGAAAGGACCAACCAGTAAGAAGGGTAAACTTACCCCTAAAGGCGCATCACTAAAAAGGTGGAATTGTTAATGAATCAACCGTTTGAACAAGCATGGAAATTATTGAAGGCTTTGCCCGAAGACTCGCTTTATACCGAAACAATAGAACCAAATAGTGCTTTTAACAATGAAGGTGGCTACCAAGTAGCACCAGCCAGAATGAGGATTCAAGAAAGATTGAAAACGATGCACCCTGCAATCGTGGGTTTGCTAAACAGAAGAAGACCTTATGGCCAAGGTAAAGGAAAGATAATTCCCGAACCAACAGACGACCGTGGGTACGGGTTAGACCCGGAAAAATTCCCCTATGAAATGCATCAAGATTCAGTAAAGAATAAATATAGAATTAGGGATGTGCCTACTGCAACTAAACAGGGTTATACAACGGATGAAGAAGGGTTCCCTGCACCATATACAAGTCAAGACGACTACCATTCACCGATGTATGGCAGTGAACCGTTGAGATTTATGCAACAAGTTGACACGCCTACTTCATGGCATCCTCAATATGAATCATATAGGCATGAGGGTCAAGAATATCATGGTCATCAAAAACCCGAAATAGCAATGGATGACATGAGAAGGCATTTTCGTAGGGCACCACCCGAACAACCTCTCCCTCGTGACCAATCAATGGGACAACGAGTACCATACACTCCCAATTCGTAATCTTGGGGCTTGATATGGCGGTAATCAAGAATACAAGGACTGGTCGGTACAGCACTGACGCAGATGAAGTCATGACGCATGTGCGTAAGCCTGTGTTTGTGGACAACGCCATTCATCACGGTCGCATCAGCGTGCAGAAGGCAAACAAGGCTAAGGTCACAGTTGAAAAGAAAAACACTCGTAATTTACAAGTGATGCCGCAACGCAACTATCGCATCCTTGAGGGTGAATCGTACATTCAGTTGTCGCATAACAACACCCCCGGTCATTCCCTCAATTCCACTCCTTTCTTTGCTGGTGATTTAATTTCCAACACCAACAATCCTATGCTCATCTACAACGCTGACGCATCAGCACAACGGTTGTTACCCCACAATATCGAATCATCGTCATTTGGTGTGTTGATGAACCTACGCAACATGAAGGGTAAGACGCTGGATGGTATAGGGTTTACAGGGCGTACAGTCAAACTCGGCCAACCAGTTGATGTGGGATTGCGTAGCACTGACTTGGCTATTCGACTTGGGGAATCAATTAACAGTGGTGCTACAAGTGTGAACATTTCACGCCCAAAGAGTGTCACATCATCTTCTGCACGCAAACACAGCACACGCTTTATTGGTCAAGATTTCAACAACATGAATCTTATGACGGCCCTTCGCTTCTTAGGTCGTCATGACAGTCGTATGCTCTTACTCGACCGCTTCGGCAATTTGTTGTACATACCCATCACTTTTAGCGAAGCAACCTACACCGTCGATAAAAACTTCCGCTTCGGTCCAAAACAAGACAATCCAATTGAAAACATCTCAAACCGTGTAACTGTACAAGGTCATCCATTGGCTCTTAACGACTTGGTTATTGTAACTGTAGATGATGTTGAAGGACAGGTGGAAGAAGTTCGAGAAGACACTGCGCCTGTGGTGGACAATACAGTTCGTACTACCAACGCCGCTCGGCGTGTAGCACGACAGATGCTTAAATCACGCTCACTTGTTCGTGGTAGCCTCTCAAGCGCAGGTCACATGAACTTACTTACACTGCGCCCCGGTATGACAGTAAAGTATGATGGGGTCAACAAGGTAGTCACTGAGGTTAAACACATGCCCATGCGAAACATGAGTGACCTCACCATGATGAATTTTGAAAGTGGTATTGAAGGGGTGTTACAAGGTATTTCCGAAGGCACTACAGTAAGTGCTAATGAAAGTAATCCTGCTACCTATGTACAAGTTGTTGAGCAAAACTTAGCAATGTTTGGTAAAGTAGAATTAAGAATCGTATCAGCGGTAACAGAAAGAGGGGTATTTAATACAGCATACCTCATCGGTGGAGTGAAGGGAACACACAATCGTGGGCTTATTGGCGGAAACGGATTACCTATTGGTGTGAACAAGACAAGAACAAGGAGGAATATATATTCCAGTTAGTGATTATATGCGTCGTCTTTTGCTTGACACCCTTGCAAGCAACATCAACGAGGTAATCTTGGGCTTTGATGGTACACCAGCAACCGCTGATGATGGTTCTGCTGGTAGACCAGCCATCGCACTCACACCTACAGTGACGATTGTTGATGATACATCTTTATTGGTAGAAGCAAAACTCCCATATGATACTTCATTTACTGAGCAAATAAAAGAAGTGTACATTCAATTTCGTGACAGTACCGATTTTACACCAGTGGGTCGATACACCATCACACCAATTTCTAAATCAACAGCAAACGAATTGAAAATTCAAATCGCAATTGAGGTGGCATAATGAGCATTATGGATGATGCTTGGCTCGTTCTTAAAGAGCGAAAGGCTCGTGGGTATTATCGGGAAGCCACTATACCCGATGATAAAAGAAAACCTGTGACTAAAGTTCCAAGATTTTTTGGTTCGCCGGAACTCAAATACCAAATACACCCGTTTGCAAATCGCTTTGCTACGCTTGCTTTATCACAGGCTCTTGCTGATATGGGTGAAGACATAGTACCCGAAACACCTGTATCGGGCGGTGGAGTTGAGCAACGCCAAATGGATGAAGTGTTTGGAAGAAGAGGTCGAGGTGACTATGGTAATATGCAAAATGAAATGGATGTTCAAAGAATAAAGGAACTTCCATTGATGCAAATGCTCGGTTTAGCGGATACTAAGGGTCAAAATGTTGGTATGCAAGACGGTAGGGTAAAGGTGTTTGACCCCGCTTTCCGTACTTTTAGAGGCCATAAAATCGGACAATACGGAAAGCCAATTAATTTCCAAGAAGGTACAGTTATGTCTAACATAAAAAATAATTTCAATAATGTACCTGCTGATGAATTAGCGGAACTTGCACAACGAGTTAAGGAATACAGACCTCAACTTGATGTATGGGAAAACGAAGGTAATGAAAGGGAATGGAAGGAAAGTATGGGTGATTATACCACGACAAGGGACACACTCGCTTATCTTAATTCATTAAACCAAGACCCACAGCAAACTAAATTATTTCAGCATGAAGGGTTTGGAGAAAACCCACAACAATACAATAGCATGTTAGAACAATTGGGGAGAGGACAATGACAGGTAATCCATTATCGGGACATACAGCGGCAAACCACGCATCAGCAATGACTGGTAGCGGGGTCTTTACAGACAGTTTAGAAGATGGTGAACACATCACCAGTCCTTCGCTCACAAACATGCTTGAGGGCGTGCATGGTAACGGTATCATGCTGGAAGAAGACACAGCAGGTACAGCGAGCATTCGTGATAATCCCGAAGATT